GCGGCGGGCAAGTTTAATTATACCTCGACTGTGGTCACAGACCCGAGCAAGGCGACTTGTCCAGCTCCGCAGCAGGGCAACGAATGCAAGGACTGTCGAGCGTGTTGGGATAAGAAAGTAAAAAACGTTGCATATCTTGCGCATTAATGATCTGGCATCACCCGAAGTATTACAAAGAGCTGGCCAAGAAGCGGAAAGAACTCGAGAGAGAACAAGCGGACAAGCGAGCGAGCGAGCAAGCGGACAAGCAGGGGAGCGAGCAAGCGAGCAGCGATCAAGCATCCGAGGAGGACTCGAGCAACAAGCGCTGAATGTGGTCCCAATCATTCATTGCGAGGGAAGGCGTTTCGCGGTGGTCTACAAGCAGACCGGGGATCGAGCTGCTTTTAAACAACTTTATACATTTGAGGGAAGGTATCTGTACGAGTATAAAGTTACGTTTTGTACGAGTTAAGTGAAACAACTTTTGATGTGGACTGAAGCTAATTTTATTGCCACTAGCTACCTTTAACTCAACCATAAAAAAACCACACTTATCATTGTATCCCAACAGATCTGGCACACCAAAGGATGCCCAAGATTCTAGTCTAGTCCATTGAATTTGGGGTGTATTTTTCTTAAGTAGTTTCCACAATTTACTCTCTCTTACCATCGTACATTGACTTCTATCGTACGCCCGTTTATAAGTCAAATGTACGATGGAAAAAGAAACAAAACCAGTCAAAAAGAAGAAGGGACCAGCACCTGTTTTGACTGAACAACAGATTAAATTTGCAGAATTATTAATATACGAAGCAGGCAGAAAGAGTCCTGCAGAGTGTGCTTTTGAGGCAGGATATAGAACTAGACCTAGGCAGTCAGCATCTGAATTAAGAAACCCAAAAATATATCCATTAGTAGCAGCGTATATAAAAGAATTAAGAGAAGAGGTGCAAGAGAAGTATGGGATTAATTATCAAAGTCACTTACAAGAAATGGCAAGACTCCGTGATGAATCTAGAAAGCTAAAACAAATGTCCCCCGCCGTGACCGCCGAAAAAAATCGGGGCCAGGTCGGAGGATTATATGTCGAGCGACAAGTTAATATCAACGCCAATGTAGATCTAAGTAAATTATCTCCTGCAGAATTGCAGGACAAATTAGATAAAATGTATGAAGAAGATATTAAAGATGTTACGCCCAGAAAATCAAAACCAGAAGCATCAGAATCAAAACAAGACCCTGAGTCCGATTAGTCATTTCGTTTAGCC